TCAGGATTCATCCATCCGGACGCCGCGCAGCCTGGAGATAAGTTCCACCCGGTTGCTCGCGCCGAGCTTTTGCAGGATGGCCGTGAGGTGTTCCTTGACCGTGTGCTCCGACAGATGCAGCGCATTCGCGATGGGTTTGTTGGGCAGTCCCTCCAGGACCAGCGCGAGGATTTGCCCCTGGCGCGGGGTCAGGCCGAGATCGGCAGGTGACAGATGGATCTCGCGGGGTGTCGTGGCACCGATGGCTGTGGTGGTAGCCGTGCTGGAAAGGCATGCCGTCGCCCCGGAGTCGAACCAGGAGGCGCCATCGAGCACGGCATTGATGGCGGCGTGGAAGGTCTCGGGCGGTTCCCGCTTGTGGATGAATCCGTGGGCGCCGCTGGCCCGGGCCTTGAGCACAATGGCTGGATGGTGGTCCGCGCTCACGATCAGCACGCGTGTCCCGGGGGACATCGCGAAAAGGTTGTCGATGAAAGACGTCGCGGCACCCTCCGCGAGCCAGAAGTCCACCAGCGCCAGGATGGGCGAGCCGTGCGAGGCAATGATGCGCAGGGCCTCGGATGTTTCGTGGGCATGGCGGGCTTCCTCCAGCCGGGGGTGGAGGCGCAGGAACTCGGCCATGCCACGTGCAACGAGTGGATGGTCATCGATGACAAGCGCGTAGTGCGCCAGCGGAAGGCGGGAAAAGGCGGACAGGGGCATACGACGTTCTGGCGACCAGGCCGGATCATCAAAAGCAACTCGACCGTAACTTTCGAGGGTAACCGATACGCTGGCGCGGACCAGTTACAAAACCTGTGTCCAGGCGTCCGAGTGAAACGGGCCGTGCGGAGGCTCTTTCGTGTCCCATATGCTGGGTTCCAGGAGCCGGTCAGCAAGCCAGGGGGTTGCGCGTTCCGCAAAACCGCATGCAGGGGTTTTTGGGGTGGCCCGGCTGCGTATGCGACAATCGCTGGCTGTGGGCCGTTAGCTCAGTTGGTTAGAGCAGAGGACTTGACGGGGAGGTTCCTGTCCCCAGGCAACGGCCTGGGAATGGAGCGGCACCCAATGGGTTGCTCAAGGTAAGTTCACTCTGCCTTGAAGTAGAACTTCTCAAATTCGGTGAACGCTACTGCGCGTCCTGCGCGCTATGCCAACGCCGAGCGAAGCCCTCCACAAGGGGGGAACGTGTAGAGACTCGACGGGAAGGCCGAAAGGCAAGACAGAGTCCAGGCCACGAACCGGAAACGGGCGGCGAAAGCCGAAGTGGCACGCATAATCCTTTGGTCGCTGGTTCGAGCCCAGCACGGCCTACCACATACACGAGATGGACGAAGCGCGGCATGGGGCGACGATCCCACGCGGCGCTGACCGTTCGAAAGGGCGCTGCGCTGCTGGTTCCCCGGCCTTGCCGACGGGCTGGGCCTTTGACCACATCCATGCCGGTGCCCGCATCTTCGGGCCCCCGCCTGCTATCGCCCACGATCGTTTCTTTCTGTTTAATAAGACGTGGCTGACTTGCCGGGTGTTTAAACGTCGTGGCTTTCCGGCGGGTCGTTAAACATGGCGAACAACGGGTGCGTTCAGATCTTGCGTCCGTTCCAGATCCATATCACCTTGCCGAGGATCTCCACCGTGTGCTTGCCGTCCAGCACATCCACCGTCTTGACGGTGGGGTTGTCGCTGCTGATCTCGTAGGCACCGTCGAGCCGCTGGCGCACGCGCTTGATGAAGAGGCGGTTCTGTGCTCCCAGGACATACACCCCGTCCACCTCCACCGTGCGCACGCCCGCGTCCACCAGCAGTACATCCCCGTCCAGGAACGTGGGTTCCATGGAATCCCCATAGGCGTGGATGAAGCGCAGGTTCTCGGGGGTGCTGAGGCCGCGCAGCGTCCTGCCGATCCAGGTGGGCGAAAGTGTGAGACGGCCCACCATCACGTCCTCGTGCGCCATTTCGCTGCCAGCGCCCATGGATGCTGCATTCGCCAGCTGCGGCACCGTCACGCTGCCCGATGTGGTCACCGCTGCGGGCTGGGCTGGCCTGCGGTGTGCCGGGGCAGGCTGCCTGTCGCCGGTCAGCAGCCACGCGGCGGAGCAGCCGATGAGTTCTTCCGCTTTCAGTGCGCCGGCCTTGGAAACACCCCGCATCTCCCAGTTCTTGATGTTCTGCGGGGACTCTCCCAGCAGGCGAGCCACGGCGGACTGGCCGGTGACGTCCTTGAGCTCGGAGGCGGCTTGGTAGAGGCGTAGGGCGCTTTCATGCATGGCGCCATTGTCCACCGTTTAAACAAAATGTTGTTAAACAAATTGTTTGACTTGGGTTTAAACATGATGTTAAATGGAGGCATGGATCGAGACACCGCGCCAGACTCTGCACAGGTGCTCCCGGTCTGCCCGACGCCCCTCACCCCTGAAGGAAGACCATGTACCACAACGATTCCCGCACCGTCCAGGAGGCCTACAGCACCGCCGGCAACTCCTCCAATCTCCGTCTTTGTGTACGCGAGGGCGCTTCCCGATCGGATGCGGACCTCCTGGTGGCTGCCGGCTGGAGCCGCTCCCGCGTCGGAGGGGCGCTGCTGCGGCTGCATTCGGAGTACGACGGGGCAGACCATTCGCGCATGCCGCGGGCCGACATGGTTCATTCGTCGCCGAAGGAGCCGCCGCAAGACGCGGATCAACGCCTCGCACTCCAGCATGCCCAGGTGTTCGCCCGCCTGAAGACGCTGCCGCAAGTGCGCGAGCAACTGGCCGCGCAGGCGACCCGTTGGCGCATCGATGCGCCGCATTCCGTGGCCGCCGCAGTGCTGTACTGGTGGCTTCAGCCGACGTGCTCGGCGTGCGAAGGCCGCAAGTTCGAGTCCATGCCGGGTGCGGCACGGCTTTCATCCAGGGCGTGCAAGGCGTGCGCCGGCACGGGCCTGTCTCGCGTGCCGCATGGCGAGGCGGGGCGCCGCATGGCCAACTTCATCGATGACTGCGTGCACCGGGCTCGCCAATCCATCGGAAACCGCTTGCACTCCATCAGGAGCTGAATTAGAATTGCACCAGTCGATTGCAGAGGATGCTTATCCTCTCGCCCGACGCCTCTTTGTCGAATGCCCGCAACTATCAGACTTCTGGTCTGGGTGGTGTGCGGTAGATCCTGATGAAGATGCACGTCCATTTTTCCGAAGCCCGCAGTGTTCGCCCTGCGGGCTTTTTCTTTGGCTATGCAAAAGCCCGCGCAGCGCTTGCTGTCGCGGGCTTTTTTGCATCGAAAGGTCCGCCATGCAGGCAATGAGATGCGCCCGCTGCGGCCGCAAGCGGGGCGCACTCACGCGTCCGGGCATCCAGGTGTCTGCATTGCGGCACCTCCTCACGCACGACTCGCCAGCCCCGGCCCTGGCGTGAACATCCGGGCATTTCCCGAGCGGCTACGGAGCCTGTCAGGTTTCTCCCGTCGCGCCGTCCCTCCACTTTCCGGCCTCACGGCCATCTTCGCCCGACAGGGCATCCACCCGCCCGCGCAAGCGGGCTTTTTTCATTGAAAGGCACAACATGGCTGTCTCCCTTCCCGACGGTGCAACCGTCGCCATCGCAACCGGCTACGGCACCGCCAAGGCCATCACCGCCATCTCCAACGCGGCGCCCGGCGTGGCCACCAGCACGGCGCACGGGCTGGCCAACGGCGCGTTCTTCGAGCTGAAGTCCGGCTGGCAGAAGATCAGCGAGCGGATCTTCAAGGCTGCCAATGTCGCAGCGAATGCGCTGGAAATCGCAGGCTCCGACACGGCCGACGTGAACCGCTTCCCGGCGGGCTCGTCCGCCGGTTCGCTGCGCGAGATCCTGGCCTGGACCCAGATCCCGCAGATCCTGGAGTTCACCACCAACGGCGGTGACCAGCAGTTCGCGAACTTCTCGTTCCTCGAGGAGGACTACGAGCGCCAGCTGCCCACGGTCACCGGCGCGCAGTCCATCCAGATCGGCATCGGCGACGACCCCACTCTGCCCGGCTACCAGGCGCTCAAGGCCGCGGGCGAGTCGCGCGCGATCCGCGCGGTCAAGGTCGCGCTGCCCAACGGCTCGGTGATCCTCTACAACGGCTATGTGTCGTTCAACGAGACCCCCACCCTGACCAAGGGCCAGGTGATGCAGGTGCGCGCCACCATCTCCCTGCAGGGCCGGCCGGTTCGCTATACGGCCTGATCCAGGGCCGGTGCGCCAAGGCCCTGCGGGGCCTTTTTCATGCCCCGCCGAACGTATGCGGCGAGGGCTTTTTTTCTTTTTTCGAAAGCACAACATCATGGCAAAAATCGTCCTGGGCAAGCGTCCCGAATCGTTCAAGCGCAAGGTTTCCTTCCCGATGCTCGATGGCACCACGGGGGTGATCCACTGCGAATTCTTCTACCGCACGAAATCCGAATTCGGCCAGCTCGTCGATGAGATCGCGGAGGCCGCGGCCATACCCGCATCCGGCAGCCCCGGCACGATCAGCGACATTCTCGGCAACGCCGTGCGAAAGAACGGCGACTACCTCCTGAAGATCGTCAAGGCCTGGGACCTGGAAGACGTGGAGGTCAACGCGGAAAACGCCACGCGGTTCGCCGACGAGATTCCCGGAGGCGCCACGGCGATCTTTGATGCCTATCGCGAAGGCTGCGTCGAGGGCAAGCTGGGAAACTGACCCGCATCGCGCGCGCCATGTACGAGCCCCAGGCCGGCGACGCCGAACTGGCCGCGTGGGGGCTGGAGCGCCGCGATTACGACGATACGGCTACCGAAGTGTGGCCGGAGAACTGGCCCGTCTATGTACTGTGGTCGCGCATCTGCAACCAGTGGCGCGTGGGCATGGCCGGTGCCGTCGCACTGGATTACGGCGTGCTGTTCCATGAGCTGGACCGCGCCGGCCTGGATCCCGACACATATGAAGAGCGCTTTCGCGACATCCAGGTGATCGAGTCCGAGGCGCTCACGGTCTTCGCCGAGAGGGCGGAGAGGGAGCGGGCGCGCATCGGCGGGGCGGCATGAATTGCTGCGCCCGCATGCGCGGCTGTCCGCCGCCACCCGGCACCGTACGGGGCCCGCCTCTGGCGGACTTTCATTTTCCAGGCCGCCCGGCTGCATGCCGCGCGGTCTTTTTTTACATGGGCAGGAGCTATGTCCGACAACACAGTGCAGGGCACACTTCAACAGGATGCAGAGCAGGCGCTGCGGGCCCTGGCCAGCATGGAGGCCGGAGTCCGCCGCATGATTGAACGCCTGCTTCAATCGGAGCAAGCGCTGCGTGGCGGCGGCGCGGCGATGGAAACCTATGGGGCATCGGTGGCCCAGGCTTCGGCGGCCATGCAGGTCCTGCCCGTGCAACTGGCCGCCATGGCTGCCGGCCTGATCGCGGGACAGGAGCCGATCGCGTTGCTTTCGGAGCAGGCCGTGAAGCTGGCGGAAGCTTTTGGCGGCATCGCTCCGGCAGCGGCGGCCGTGGGGGAAGCCGTCGCGACGATGGTGAATCCATTCACTGCGGCCGCTGCCACGGCAGTCGTTTTGACGGTGGCCTACCAGCAAGGGAAGCAGGAAGCGGATGCCTATGCGCGCGCAATCGCCTTGTCGGGGAACGCCGCGGGTCTTACGGTTTCGCAAATGCAGGATGCCGCCAGTGCCGTCTCGCAGACCGTGGGTACCCAGCACGAGGCCGCGCGAGTGATCGCGCTGCTCGGCGAGTCGGGGCAGGTGGCAGCGGAGGATCTGCAGCGCTTCACCGAGACGGCGCTGCGCATGGAGCGCGACGTCGGCGTGGCGGTGGCGGATACCGTGAAGGCCTACGTCGAGCTGGGCGAAAAGCCGGTGGAGGCTTCGCGCAGGCTCAATGAGCGCCACAACTACCTCACTGCCGCGGTGTACGACCAGATCAAGGCGCTGCAGGAGCAGGGTCGAGCGTCGGAGGCTGCCGCCCTGGCGCAAGGTGCATACGAGCGGGCCATGGCAGGAGTGGCCGACACGATGCACGACCGCCTGGGCTACCTGGAGCGCGCATGGCGCGGCCTTGGTTCGACCGCCAAGGGTGTCTGGGACCAGATATTGGGTATCGGCCGACCCGCTTCGATTTCCGAGCAGATCGCCGGGGTGCAGGCGCAGATCGAGCAGCGGCAGCAGCGCAACCAGTCCATCGGCATCCAGGATGGCAAGGCGACCAGAGACTTGCAGGACCAGCTGGCTCTCCTGCAGGAGCAGCAACGCAGGGAAAGGCGGGCTGCCGAGTCTCGGGCGGAAAACGCCAGGACAGAGAGAGAGGCGGTCGAGGCCAGCGACCGAGCCAGCGAGGAAAAGAAGCGCAAGGCGTCCTCTTCCCCGCATGGGCCATCGCCGGTGGCCGTAGCCAGGACGGAGCGCGGCTGCTGCGTCGGCAAAACGGCCGACAACTGCGCGGTCGCAGGCCGGAACATGGCTGCCGGAAGCAATACGGCAGCACCCGGACTCACCATGAGCGCTGACACCGCTGGCGGCAGTGCCGGCAAAGAGCGCAACGAGGAACTCGAGAAGGCCCGCCGCGCCTACGCCGCGCTCATCGACGAGGCAGGCAGAACCGCCAAGGCGATCGAGCAGCAGGCGTCCGAACTGGAAGCCTCCAATGCGCTGTGGGGCAAGGGAAAGGTCGAGATCGAGGAATACCGGCTTTCGCTCATCAAAGCCAAGATCACGGAACTGGAATCCGGCAGCGACTCCAGCTATGAGCCCGTCTACGTGGACAAGCTGCGCGAGCAGGCCGCAGCCCAGGAACGGAAGATCAACCAGACTCGCGTCGCGGAGCACAACGTGCTCCAGAAGCAGGCCGACGACATGCTCCGTTCGGCCGAAGCCAGCGTCGCCGCAGCCGAGCAGGAAGCCAGCCTGGCGTCGTTGACGGCGGTGGAGCGGGCCAAGATCGTCGCGCAGCGCCAGATCGAGGCAAAGTATGCGGAGAAGCTGGCCGAGGTCGAGCGAAGCAGTGATCCGGACAAGGCGAAGGTGCGCGAAACCCTGGAGAAGGCCCAGCGCAAGGAAACCGAGGCGGCCGTGGCCAAGGTCGTGCGCGACGATTGGGCGAAGACGGCGGATCAGATCCAGCAGTCGCTGACCGACGCCCTGTTCAAGGGCTTGGAGAGCGGGAAGGACTTCGGCCGGCACCTGAGGGATGCGTTGAAGAACATGTTCAACACATTGGTGTTGAGGCCTGTGATCAGCGCGATCGTGAAAGCCGGTGTCAGGGGCAATAGCGAGTGCGCTGACCGGCGACGGCGGCGGTGGCGGCGGAGGCTTTTCATTGCTTGGCAACGCGGGCGGCTTGCTCCAGCTGGGTGGTGGCGCGTTTGGCATGGGGATGAACGCAGGGGTATCGGCTCTTTTTGGCGAGGCGGGCTTCCTCGGTGCGATGGACGCGGCAGGTATCGCTATGGGTGCCGGCAATATCCTTGGAGGTATCGGCACGATCATCGGCGCACTGGGGCCTATCGCTCTGGGTATAGGGGCACTGGTGGCGATCATCAGCAGCCTGGACGACAGCGGCACCCTGCACCAGGGATCCACCGTGCAGTACAGCGCTGACAAGGGGTTCGAGCGCAGCGTGGAGGACCATGCGTTCGGGGTGAACCTGGGGATGATGTATTCGGCCGAAACCGACAAGGCCGTTTCGTCCGTCGCCAAGGGCGTGGTGGACCTGCTCGATGGATTCGGCAAGGCCTTCGGTCGCAATGGCAAGTACGAGATAGCCACGGGCTTTGCCGACGACTCGTCCAAGGACGGTGCCTGGGGCACGCTGCGCATCTCGCGCGACGGCAAGAATCTCGTGAACTGGGAGGACAACCGGCAGAGCAAATGGGCTGCACGCGAATTCGCTGATGGGCCGGAGGGGTACAAGCAATACCTTGCAGCGGTGGCGAAGGATACGCGCCAGGTGCTGCTCGACATGGACCTGCCGAGCTGGGCAGACCAGATCCTGAACGACCTCGGCGCTGAGGTGAACATGGAGGGGCTCCAGGCTGCCGTGGCGCAGATCGGCAAAATCGAATCGGTTTTCCAGACGATGTCGAGCACGCTGGTCGGTTTCGCGGGCATCAGCGACGAGGCGTTCGCAGCACTGATGAAGGTGGCGGGTGGCGTGGAGGCGCTGGGGTCCAGTGCCGCGACCTACTACCAGAAGTTCTATGACAGCGGAGAGCAGCGCGAGGCGGCCCGCAAGCAGATCGAGAAACAGCTGTCGGCTGCGGGAATCCAGCTTCCCGACATCGATGCGTCGGATGCGCGCAAGCAGTACCGCAGGCTGGTGGAGGCCCAGGATCTCAATACCGAGGCAGGACGGAAGGCCTATGCAGTGCTGTTGCAGCTCGCGGGGGCCTTCGATGCGGTTGCGGTGTCTTCCGAGGAGGTCGCACGCAAGCAGCAAGCCATCTCGGACAAGCGCTGGGATCTCGAGCAGCGCCTGCTGGTCGCCGAGGGCAAGAACCGGGAGGCGCTGGACATGCGCCGCAAGCAGGAATATGACGCGCTATGGAAGCTCGATCCGGAACTGGCAAAGCTGGTCAACCGTATCTGGGAGCTGGAGGATGCCGCTTCCGCGGCCGCGGAGGCCGAGGCCAAACGCAAGCAGGATCGCGAGGACGCCTATGGTCGCCTGCAGAACGCCGCCACGCTGGAGAGCGAGCGCCTCAATGCGCAACTGGAGTCCATCGACGCCCGGCGCAAGGCCATCGACACCCAGCGCGAACTGGCGCAGGAGTCGCTGTCGCTCGTCAATGGTGTATTCGAACTCGTGCGCAGCAATGCCCGCGAGTTGTATGGGCAGGTGGGCACCACCGCCACCATGCAGGCGGCGCGTGGATGGGCCTTCGTGGAGCAGTCGCTGGCGACGGCCCGTTCCACGGGTTATCTGCCTGACCAGGCATTGCTGCAGGAGGCCATCGGTGCGGCGCGCAGCGGCCTGGAGCCGGGCAACTACGCCACGCAGTTCGAGCTGGACCGCGACCGGCTGGGTTTGGCCGGCACGCTGTCCCAACTGGAGGCCATCAGCGGCGGGCAGAAGAGCGTCGCCGAGCAACAGCTCGCGGCGCTCAAGGGCCAGTCCGAAGCCCTCGATGCGCAGACCGATGCGATCAACCGGCAACTCAAGGCGCAGCAGGAAATGCTGGATTACTGGCGCCGGCAGATCGACATCGCGAACGGAACCTTTGATGCAACGTTGAGCGTTGCCGCAGCGATCGACAAGTTGCGTTCCCTGCTGGGCAAGGGCGAGGGCGACGGCTCTGCTTCCCCTGCTCCTGCCTCCGGTTCGGGCAGCGGCGGAGCCGTGTGGGGCGGCACCAGCGGAGGCCATGCGAGCGACGGCGGTGCCGCGGCCGCACAGGCCAGGTACCGGCGCCTCACATACCTGGGGACGGCAGGCATCGGATACGAGCCGGTCATCGACCAGGCGCTGATCGCGCGGCTCGACAAGCTGTCCCCGCTGTACCACTCGTTCGACGGAACCGGCGACCTGGTCGGGCTGCTCAAGGCGATCAAGGGGGCAGGGGGAACGCTGGACGACCTCTCGATCCTGAGCGGCTACTGGGTGTCGGACTGGGTGAAGGCTGCCGCGTCGGTGGGTTTCCCGGCCTTCGACCAGGGGACGAACTATGTCCCGCACGACACCCCCGCCATCGTGCACAAGGGCGAGCGGATCATCCCGGCCGCCGACAACCGGGCGTTAATGGCCTCCATCGATCGCAGTGAGCAAAGCGGTGCCTCCGCGCTGCTCGCCGAAATGCAGGCCCTGCGCGAGGACAGCCGCCAGCAGGCGGGAGAGACGGCGCGCCTCAACGCCCGCGTGGCGAAGGTGCTGGAGCGGTGGGACGGAGACGGCATGCCGCAGCAGAGACAGGAGGAAATCGCATGAGCAAGCAGACATTGACCGTGGTGCGGCCCCTGGTGGTCACGCCGGCCATGCTGGTAGGCAGCAACGTGCCGGAGTCCGACCATCCGCCCTGGTCGGCAGGCACGACCTATGCCAAGGGCGCGCGCGTCGTCCAGGCCACCGTGCACAAGGTGTACCAGAGCACGCAGGACGGCAACGTGGGCAAGGACCCTGCGGTGGACCCCTCTGGCGCCTGGGTGGAGGTGGGAGCGACGAACCGCTGGAAGGCCTTCGACCGGTCCGTGAGTTCGCAGACTGCGCAGGCCGCCAGCATCCAGTACCGGTTGCGGCCCGGGCAGGCCGTCACGTCGATGGCGGCCCTCCACGTCACGGGGGCGATACGCCTGCGCGTGCGCATGGTCGATCCGGCCTACGGCACGGTGTACGACCGCACCGAAGACCTGTCGTGGGTACCGGCCGCGCCGGACTGGTGGGAGTGGTATTTCGGAGAACACCGGGCTCCCAGCCAGTCGGTGCTGATGGACCTGCCGAGCTTTCCCGGGGCGGACGTGCTGATCGATCTCGATGGCACGTCCGCCCTGGCCGTGGGCGTGCTGCTGCTGGGCCAGGTGCGGACTTTCGCGCTGGGCGTGAAGGCCGGTGCGCGCGTCGGCATCCAGGACTACAGCCGCAAGGAGCGAACGGATTTCGGGGACGTGGTGGTGGTGGAGAGGGCCTTCGCCCGGCGCGCCAGCTTCTCGCTGCTGCTCGATGCCGCTGAGGTGGACGCCTTCAACGACTTCCTGGCCGAAGTGCGCGCCACTCCCTGCCTCTGGATCGGCTCTTCCCGATACGAATCGACCACGGTGTACGGCTTCTACAAGAGCTTCGACATCGTGATTTCCTACTACGACTACTCGGACTCCGAACTGGAGCTGGAAGGACTTACATGACCGACATCGTTTCCCCGCCCATCATCACCGCCATGCCGCCGGCGCCGCAGCCGACGGACACGCCATCGGATTTTCAAGGCCAAGGCGTTCGCGAGCGTCGCTGCGCAGGCTGCCTTCGTTCCGCAGGCGAATGCCCTGGGCGCCAACATGTTCCAGAACGCGACGGCCGCGGGCGAGAGCGCGGCAGCAGCGGCGGCCTCCGCTGCCACGGCGGTCGCCCAGGCTGGCAATGCTGCCGCCGCGCGGGCCGCGTCCGAGGCGGCGCGCGACACTGCAATCATCCAGGCGGACAACGCCAGCACGGCGCGCCAGGCCGCCGAGGAGGCCCGAGGTGCCGCTACCGGTGCAGCCCAGGCTGCGGCCCGGGATGCCTCAGCCGTGGCGCAGGGGCTAGGTACCATCTCGGGGGGACCCGTGGCCAGCATCAATGGTTTTAAGGGTGTGGTCACGATTCCCATTCCTGCAGTCGCCGATCTGGGCAACGCAGATCTTGCGTCTGCGGTGAATGCGGGCTTCTACCGCTTTGGATCGCCGGTGGCTGGCGCGCCCGTGGGGGTTTCCAATGGTCAACTGCTGGTGCTTCGCGGTCCTGACGGCGCCGCAACGCTGGCGCAACTGGCCATTGGCTCCAACGGGCTGGTCCATGCACGGGGAATGGCCGGCCTGCCTGGCAATGCCTCCGCATCGCCGTGGCGGCGCATGGCCATGCTCAACGAGCCGTCCCAACTCACCGATGGCGTCATGGATCTGTCGAAGGGCATGCGATTCCACCTGGGCATCAACGGCTCGACGGTGGCCCTGTCTTTCGTCAACGTGCCAGCGGACAGCGCTTCGGTGCTCCTGGAGATCAGCTTCATGATCGGAGGTGGCTTCACCCTGCCAGCAGGTTCCGTCTGGGCCAACGGCACGATACCCACCATCGTCACCGGCAAGCGCCATCTGCTTTACTTCGAAAAGTGCTTCGTGGGCAACGTGGGCTGGTACGTCTCTGCACTGACGGGATTCGCAGCATGATCCGGCCGCAAATGTTTTCGGGCGGCGCACTGCCGCTCGCGGATCCGGGCGAGGTGATCTTCCAGAGCGCGGGGGCGTCCAATTCACAGACCGTCTTCAACTGGGTGGTGCCGGCCGGCGTGTATGAGGTGTGCATGCTCGGCGTCTCCAGCCACAAGGCCTATGCGACCCGGGTTTCTCGTGGCGGCAACGATCTGCTGAACACGACATGGGCATCGGGAACCAACAATGCCCATGGCGGCGACGGAGGGGATGCCCGCAACGTCAATACTGTCTACAACGGGGGCGGTGGCGCTGGTGGTTACTCCGGCCCTGGCGGGCTCGGCATGTACCAGCGCGACGAGGGAATGGGCAACTACTCACTCATCAAGGGTACCGACGGACAGGGTGGTGGGGGGGGCGGTGGTGGCGGCGGACAAACATACCAGGGCCGCGGTGGCGGGGTCGGCATCTACGGGATTGGCGCGAATGGCGCAGCAGGCTTGATCTCCACACAAGGCTCTCCGGGAGGGACGGGAAGCGATAAAGGCCTTTATCGTGCCGGAGCGGGCACTTTGCACAATGAATGGAGTGCTGCGGGGTTTCCCTACGCCAAGCCAGGCGGCAATCTGCGGTACCGCAACGCGCTGGCGGTGATTCCTGGCGAGACACTCACGATCACGCTGGACTTCTGGATTCGCGACAACGCGGCCGGAACCGGGGCGATTGTGCGCATCCTTTGGGGAGGCGAAAGGTCTTTCCCTTCCAACGCTCCGGTGAACACGCCCACCTGACCGAGTGCGGCTCAGGTTCGGATCCCGGCATCAACACCAGCATTCCGTCAGCAATTCAGCTGGCAAATACGCCGATGGCGTTGAAGGTGACTTCGACGGTGACGCGCCCTGGTGGCGCTGCGACAAGCTCGCATGGCGCAACAACGCGGCAGTCACTTCGGGGCAGACCATCTCGCACTCTATACCCCGGTGGGCTTCGGGATCGTCCCCGGGAGTCCTCCGACCTATCCAGACAACGCTCACTCAGAAAGTGTGAAATGCAGTTCATCAATACACAGACCAGGCGCTGGCCCATGTCCATGGAGGACGTCGTGGCCGAAGAGCAGGCAGCTGGCGTCATCGCCGTGATCGGCGACGGTTATCAAGGGCATGGCCCCTATCGGACGGTTGGACAAGGCGAGCAGCCTCTACATGATCCGCTGACCGAATTCATCGTGCCGCTGGCCCCTGAGGCCGATGAGGATGGCAACTGGGTCCAGGGTTATGAAGTCCGGTCCATGTCGGCCGGCGATATCGAGCAGGCCCTCCAAGCCGACAAGGCGCGGCTGATGGCCGCGGCAACGGCTCGGCGCCGGGCTGCGGAAGCAGGGGGCTTGACGCTTGCAGACGGCAAGCGGCTTGGCACGTCCATAGAGGACCAGAACCGCATCACTGGGTTGGTTGCGAACGCGGAAATTGCCGGTCTCGTGTCCTTGGACTTCAAGTCCGAGAGTGGCTGGATCACGCTGTCGGTGGGCGATCTGCACACCGCCGCCGCCGCCATGGTCACGCATGTGCAGGCCTGTTTCTCTGCAGAACGCAAGCACCACGAGGCCATCGCTGCGCTGCAGAACAGGGCTGATGCTGCTAGGTACGACATAGAGGCCGGTTGGCCGATATGACCGCGACAGCTGCCACTCGGTGCCTGCGTCCAGCAGGTTTTTTTTCGCCCGCAGACTTCGGAGGATGCATCAATGAACAAGACTACAGCCGGGAGGCTCATGAGATTCGACCCCACCATCAACACCGGGACCATCGTCCAGACCCTGGTGTTCGTGGGCTCCGTGACGCTGGCCTATGGTGCCTACCGCGAGGACCAGACGCGGCAGGACGGACGCATTGCCCAGGTCGAGGTGCTGGCCGAGAAGGACCGCGACGCCACCCGTGAATCGCTGCGCGAGATCAAGGGCCGGGTGGACGACCTGCAGCGCAGCAACCAGGACATCAAGGAGTCGCTTGCGATCCTGCGCGGGCATGCAGTGGAGCCGGGAGGACGCAAATGACCATGGTGACTTCCGGGCGCGGCATCGCGCTGATCGAGGAGTTCGAGGGTTTCCGCGCCCAGGCGTACCGCGATCCCGTGGGCATCTGGACCATCGGCTACGGTTTCACGCGCGGCGTGCGTGCCGGGGACACGATGACGCGCGAGCAGGCCGATGCCCGCCTGCGCCAGGAGCTGGGCGAGTACGAGGCGGGCGTGGCGCGGGCCACGGGCGGCCGGGCCACGCAGGCGCAGTTCGATGCGCTGGTGTCTTTCGCGTTCAACGTGGGCGTCGAGGGCATGGCCGCTTCCAGCGTCCTGCGGGCGCACAACCGTGGCGACCACGAAGCTGCTGCGCGGGCATTCGCCCTGTGGAACAAGGCCGGAGGCAAGACGTGGCCCGGGTTGACCCGGCGCCGTGCCGCAGAGGCTGCGCTGTACCTGGGCGATGCGCCTGCCGGCATGCCCCGGGCCGTCGAGCCCGAGCGCACCATGGCAGAGAGCACGATCAACCGCGCAGGCGTCGCCGCAGGCAGCACTGCGGCGGTGGCCGCCATCGCCGAGACGGCGCGGGCGGTCAGCGACATCAAGGCCAGCGCGGACAGCCTGGGTGACTGGCTGCAGCCGTTGCTGATGGTGGCCGTGGTGGCGCTGTGCTCCTATATCGTCCGTGAGCGGATCCGTGTACGGCGGGAGGGCTGGTCATGACCCCGCTGCACTGGCTGCTGCTGGGGAGCATGGCGGGCAACGGCTTGCTGGGCTGGGCGTGGCTTGGCGAGCGGGACGCGGTAGCTGCGGCGCAGGCGGAGGTGTCTGCCCGGGGGCGGCAACTGGCCGGCGCGCAGGGCGCTGCGCAGGCATGCACTGCCGCCGTGGATGCCCTGCGCGCCCAGGCCGACCAGCGGTCGCATGCGGCTGCGGAGGCTCGCCGTGCCGCCGCAGCCCGCGCGCAGGCCCGGGACCGGCGCGCGGATGACATCCTGGCCCGGCCCATGCCGGTGCCTGGCGACGCGTGCGCCAGCGCCCAGGCCCGAGTGCAAGCCTGGCTCCAGGAAAGGAGCAAGCCATGAGCATGGGGAGCGCGTGCATGATGGTGCTGCTGGCCATGGCATCGCTGGCGGGATGCGCCGGCACGACGCACACCGATGTCCTGCAAGTCCGAATACCGGTGCCGGTGGCTTGCCAGGAGCCGGTGCCCGAGCGTCCCTCCATGCCCACGGAGGCGTTGCGGCCCGGTGCTTCGCTCGATGACTTCGCGCGTGCCGCGATGGCAGAGATCGAGCGCCGTGAGGGCTACGAAGGCCGGCTGGCTGCTGCCCTGGAGGCGTGTCGCATGCCGTTCGTTGCAGTTCCTGGAGCCGCGCCATCGCCGGCGCCGCGTCCCGATGCTTGA